CTACGCACATTACGTGCTGTATAATGATTATATTTGTTACCACCTACATCATACATAATATCCATCACATTATATATTTGTGATGCAGATGGACCAATCAAACCTACTTTAGATTTCATAGATGATCCATATGGTAAACCTTCTCCTAATAATGGTCTAATACCTATTCTATTATCTGTTAAAGCTTCTACTGCTCTATTAACATCTACATAAATACCACCAAGTCCAGATCTATCAAATGCTGCTAACATTTTTTCTGTAAATGATTTTTTTCCATAATCTTTATTAAATCTAAATTCACTATAAACAGCATCTACTAACATACCTGTTCCCATTAATAAGAAAGATCCAAATAAAAAATCCATATCTCGTTCTTGCATACCTCTTAACAACATACGTTGTGTTGCAGCCATAGCAAATTTTTTAAACTGAACAATAACACTAGCAAGTTCATAGTTCATAAATAATGGAGTATCTCCTTTTCCTGGAGTAACGATTGTTATATTTATATCTTTATTTAAAGCTCCACCAAAAGCTTGTTTAGCTGCATCATCAGTCCAATCAGCTGTATTAGCCATAAAATTATATTTTAATTTTGTGCCATGTTTATCAAACTCATTAGCAATTCTTCTAGCAGTTTGTTCATCAATACCAGCTGATGCTAATTTAGTTTTATTTTTATCTGATAAAGTACCTTTTCTCCATTTAATAGAATCTTCTAATATTCTAGAACCTATAGTTACAGATGCAGCACTTTTCATAAATTCAGTCCATCTAGACATTAAGTTAATATACATAAAGTTAAAGTTTGCTGCTTTACCCATCATACCTTCAATCTTATGTGTCATACCAAACATATCGTTAATATCAGAAAATAACATAGCTCTTTGACCACTAATCATATCTACAGCTTCAGCAAAAGATTGAGCTTCTTTTTTACCTGCTTTAAATATACCAGCATTTTTATTTGATAACATATCTGCCCACATTTCAAATTGTGTTTTAAATCCTCTTTCAATACCAGATGTCATTACAATTCTAGCAACATCTGCTGTTGCTGCAAAAAATCCTGTAAGCATAGTAAGAGCATTATAATGTTTCATTGCTCTCATAGCTCTTGAAGTCCATGCATGAGGATCTGCTGGTAAACCATATGTACCTCTAACAAGTTCAATAGCTGCTTCTAAATCTTCTAATACTTCATTTCTTTCTTTTATAATTTTTGCTTTTTGTTCTTTTGTTTTAGCTTTAAAAGCTTTTAAATTATATTCTTGTGCTACTTGGATAAGACCAGGAAAAGTCATTGAATTAGCTTCATCAATATATTTATATCCCAATCCATTAGGATCTCCATATTTTTGAGTAAATAAAATATCTGGTGTTACTTGTCTGTAATATGTTTTCATTAAAGAAA